CTTTGGCCCAGTGATGGGCTGGGGAACGCTGTTTTTCTTAAGGCTCCCACGTTGCCCGTGGAGGTGCGCGATGGTGCGGTAGCGATACCCATTGAGGCGATCCTGGTGGCCATACCTTTAACTCCGGTCACCCTGAAAGTACTGCCCTTCGGGACTTTCAGGTATGTCTCCCCATCTTCTCCGGTCACCCTCCAATCAGTTACGGTTGACTGTGGAAGACCACCATGTTCCTCCATCATGTTGTAGCCGAAACCAACTGATGCTTGGTTTCGGCCTAACCCATTAGGGTCGATGACTATAACTTTGAAGTTTTTCCCTTCATGTTCCAGATCAATAACTTGACCCTGCTTTACACCTAAGCTAGACAACAGCCAAATGGATATCTCCGTGCTAGTCGCCAGCGTTCTTTGGCCCAGTGATGGGCTGGGGAACGCTGTTTTTCTTAAGGCTCCCACGTTGCCCGTGGAGGTGCGCGATGGTGCGGTAGCGATACCCATTGAGGCGATCCTGGTGGCCATCTTGGCCGGGGTGCTGTGGCTGTTTAAGGTGCTGATTGCCCGTGAGTTCAAGCGGTTCACCGAAATTTTGGAACGGCACGACCAAGCCATTGAGGTGCTGCAAAAGAGCGACACCACCCAACAGTTCGACCTCACCCAGATTGCGCGACTGGAGGCGAATCAGGAACGCATCAAGCAAGAACTGGCCGACGACACCAAGGCGCTCTCAACCCTGCCCCGACTGCTGGAACAGGTGGAACGGCTGCAAACCGAGAACGGCCAACTGAACGAACGGGTGCAACGCCTGGACAACGTGAAGCTGGTGCTGCGCCAAACCCAAGAACTACTCCAGCAATGCCAGCGCGACGTGCTGACGCTGCGGGCCGAGGTTGCGGCGGGGTACATCAGCGAGGAGAAATACGTGCGGGAGATGACGGTGCTGACCTCTCGGATAGACGCGGTGTGGGAACGCATCGACAGCACCCTCGGCCACCGTGGCCAACGATTTTTGGAGCCCAGCTAATGACCAACCCCGACCTGGCCCGTGCCAAGCAGCAAGAAATTCGCGCCCAGTTGCTCAAAGCCCTCGACCGCGAACGCCCCAAGCCCGTGGCCGAGAGCATCATCCTCCGCAGCCTAATGCAGAACGGGCTAAACCTGGGCCGCGATGCCCTAGGCCAAGAACTGAGCTACCTGGAAGCCAAGGGGCTGACCCAGCACCACGAAATTCTCTGGAGGCTGCTACCCCTGGGGGTGGACGTGCTAGAGCACAACGTGCCCGACATCCCCGGCATCCCCGTCAACGGTGCCCTGAGCCCAGAGACCCTGGCCTATCGGCAGGAGGTGCGGGGACGGCTGTTGATGGCCCTATATTTTGCCCGACCCCACGGGGCGACGGCGGCGCTGCTGTGGCGGGCGCTCGATGACAGCGACCTGCCCGTGAGCGACAAGGAGCTAAGCCGCGAGGCGGACTATCTGGCAGGCAAGAACCTGATCGCCATCGATGGCGACGTGGCCCTAGGCGGCTGGAGTGCCGCCCTCACCGCCAGCGGCCAGGACGTGATGGAGTACAACATCCCCGCGCCCCCTGGGGTACGGCTGATTGAGAAGTATTGGGAGTAGCCCGACCTCACCCCCTAGCCCCCTCTCCTAGGAAGGAGAGGGGGGACAAGAGAGAACCCTTTACCCTGTTGCCCTATGGTTGCTCGATCTGCTGTTACCCAACTCCCTGACGAGATTCGCGCCGAACTGGATCGGCGGTTGGTGGCGAGTGGCTTTGGGGGCTATGTGCAGCTTTCCGACTGGCTGGCGGAGCAGGGGCTAGAAATTTCTAAATCCTCCTTGCAGCGGTACGGCTCGCAGTTTGAGAAGAAGCTGGGGGCGTTGCGGGTGGCCAGCCAACAGGCCAAAGCGATTGCCGAGGCGGTGGGCGATGACCAGAACGCGATGGGTGAGGCGCTGGTGAACCTGGCGCAGGAGAAAGCCTTTCAGGTGTTGATGGACATGGACATCGACGCCGAGACCCAAGACTTTAGCAAGCTGACCCGCAGCATTGCCGAGCTGAACCGGGCGGCGGTGCAGCAGAAGAAGTTTGCCGAGGAGGTGCGGGCCAAAGTGGAGGCGAAGTTCAAATCCCTGGAGGAGGGAGCCACCGCCAAGGGCTTGGACGCTGAGACCCTTAACCGTGTGAGGCAGGAAATTTATGGGCTCCTCTGAGGACAAGAAGGAGAAGCGCCCCTTGGGCGACGACACCCCCCGCAAGCCGCTGCGGGAGGCCATCAACGATCAGTACCTCCAGGGCAAACAGGAGGGCAAGAGCGATGCCAGCCATTGAACTCTACTCCTATCAACAGCGGTGGCTGAAGGATCAGCAACGCTTCAAGATCGGCATGTTCGCCCGACAGACGGGCAAAACCTTTACCACCACCCTGGAGATTGCCGACGATTGCCTAGACGCCGAGAGCCAGGGCAGACGAGAGCGCTGGGTGATTCTTTCCCGTGGGGAACGCCAAGCTAGGGAGGCGATGGAGGAGGGCATTAAGCGCCACTTAAACGCCTATCAAGTGGGCTTTGAATCCCTCTCCTACGACTGGGAGGGCAGCTATAAAGCGCTGGAAGTGACCTTGCCCAACGGTTCTAGAATCACCGCCCTACCCGCCAACCCCGACACCGCACGGGGCTTTAGCGCCAACGTGTTCCTAGATGAGTTCGCCTTCCACGCCGACAGCCGCAAAATTTGGCAGGCGTTGTTCCCGGTCATCTCCAAGCCCGGTCTCAAGCTGCGGATCACCTCCACGCCCAACGGCAAAGGCAACAAGTTCTATGAGCTGATGACCGGGACGGATGAGCAGTGGAGCCGCCACCAGGTGGACATCTACCAGGCGGTGGCCGATGGCTTGCCCCGCGACGTGGAGCAACTGCGGGAGGCCATCAACGACCCCGATGCTTGGGCTACGGAATTTGAGCTTCAGTGGTTGGATGAGGCCAGCGCTTGGTTACCCTATGACCTGATTGCCCCCTGCGAGGTGGCCGACCTGATCTTTAGCGATGACAGATGGGTTCGAGCGCATACCGGAGCTAAAGCGTACTATCTGGGCTGGGACATCGCCCGTCGCCGGGACCTATCGATTCTCTGGTTGATAGACGACCAATTCAAGACGGCGGAGATCGTGCGGATGCGGGGCCGGAACTTTGAATTTCAGCAAAAGCAATTCCGGTTCTTGATGGATGCCTACCCCGTGCGCCGTGCCTGCCTAGACCAGACCGGGATGGGCGAGGTATTGGTGGAGCTGGCCCAGCGAGAGTACGGCACCAGCCGGATTGAGGGGGTGCTGTTTAGCGGCACCACCAAGCAAGACCTGGCCACGGTACTCAAGCAGCGCTACGAAGATCGCCAGGTGACGGTGCCCATCCATCGCGATGTGCGCGATAGCCTCCATGCCGTGAAGCGCCTGACCACCTCGGCGGGCAACATCCGCTTTGATGCCGAGCGCACCGACGCTGGCCACGCCGACTATTTTTGGGCGCAGGCGCTAGCCGTCCATGCGGCCACCAACCCTCACCAGCCCATCGAATACGCCAGCCTGGGCACCCCTCGCCTGGGCTACCAACTTGACGGCTTCACCCTCTAACCCCCACCCACCGCCATGCCAGTACCCGCCAACCTGCGCCAAGAATTTGCCACCCTGCAAAAATCCTTCCTCAGCTTCATGGGCTTTTTTGGGGGCCAGGGCTTTGTATTGCAAAACCCCGACCGCACCCTGCAAGCCCGTGGCGGTGGGCAAGGCTTGTTGCTGTATGACCGAGTGATGGAAGACCCCCACGCCCATGCCGTCTTTCAGCAGCGCAAGCTGGAACTGATTGCCCGTGATTGGAAGCTAGAACCTGCCAGCGACGACGAGGCCGACATCAAAGCCGCCGACCTAGTGGATGCCCAGCTAGAGGCGCTGGGGGCGAGGGAGTATGCCCTGGCCAACTACTACGGTGGGTCTGGCTTTGATGGCGTGGCCCTGAACCTGTTGGAGGCGACGGCCAAGGGCTATGGCGTCGGCGAGATTATGTGGGCGCAGGATGGCCAGGAAATCTTTGTGGCCGAGGTGCGACCCAAGGATCAACGGCGGTTTGGTTGGGTGCTGGGCGAAGCCGGAGCCTGGGAACTGCGGCTGATTACCGATGCCAGCGGGAGCCGGGGAGAGCCTATCCCCGACCGCAAGTTCATCTACCACAGCCCCACCGCCAGCGATGCCAACCCCTACGGTTTGGGCCTGTGCAGCAAAGTGTTTTGGCCTGTATTTTTTAAGCGGCAGAACATTCAGTTCTGGCTGATATTTGCCGACAAGTTTGGTAGCCCCACCCCCGTGGGCAAATACCCACCGGGCACCAGCGAAGCCGACAAGGCCATCCTCCTAGAGGCGCTGGCCAACCTCACCCAGGGCATGGCCACCACCCTGCCTGAGGGGATGCTGATTGAGTTTTTGGAGGCCACCCGATCCGGCAACGTGACCACCTATGAGGGGCTGGCCCGGTGGTGCGACGAGCAGATCAGTGAGTGCATCCTGGGCCAGACGGGCACCACCAACCAGAGCGACGGCGGCGGTAGCCGTGCCCGTGACGAGGTGGCCCGTGAAGGCATGGGGGCCATCATCAAGGCCGATGCCGACCTACTGAGCCGCACCCTAGACCGCACCCTGATTCGCTGGATTGTGGAACTGAACCGCCCCATCCTGGGAGAGGGGGCCAAGCCGCCGCAGTTCGCCTGGATCTTTGAGGATGAGGACGACCTGACCGAGGTGGCCACCCGCGACAAGCTTCTGTTTGAGATGGGCTTTCGGCGCACGGTGGAAAGTGTGGCGGAGGTGTATGGGGATGGGTATGAGTTGATGGAGATGCCCTCACCCCCTAGCCCCCTCTCCCAGGGAGGAGAGGGGGAACAAGAGGTGGAGGAGGTGGAGATGGCGGAGGGTGAGGACGACCCCATTGGGCCGCTGCTGTTGCGGTTGCGGGCGCAGGCGCAGCCGGAGATTGTGGCGATGGTGGAGGTGGTGCGGCGGGAGCTGGGCGAGGCCGAGAGCCTGGAGGAATTTAACGACCGTTTAATCACCCTGTTCCCGGAGCTTGAGAGCGGCCCCCTAGCAGAGACGCTGACCCAGGCGATGACCGCCGCTAGGCTGACGGGCCGCTATGCCGTACAGACCGAGATTGCCCAGGAGGAGACCCCATGATTTTGAGCGACCATCCGAGCCACTGCACCAGTGCCGAGTGCCACAGCCTGGGCCGCATGAGCAAGGCCAAGCTGGAGTTGATGCGCATCATGCAGGCCGACCCACACACCACGCCGCTGGAGTGGGCGCGGGTGCTGCAAGAGGCGGCGGCGCTTTGCATCCGCCAAGAGCTTGACCACCAGTGGGAGCAGGAAGACGCATGAACCCACCCACCCTAGAGCGAGAGTTCACGCTGCACTCTACCCGCTACCACCTGGCGCTGATGCCACGGGATTTGCTGGAGGGGCAGTTCCTCATCTTGCTGGAGGACTATCTAGCGCTGCGGGATGTGCTGTGGGAGAAGGAGCAAAACCGAGGGACGATTTATGGCTGAACCCTGGCAACGGCTACCGTTTGAGGAGCAGATCGCCTTTCTGGCCGAGCGGGTGAATGTGCCCACCGACAGCTACCGGGATGTGTCTGGGGCCGAGCACGATGCCGCCTTTGTGGTGGCTGGGGCCAAGGGCGCGGTGCTGAATGATTTTCGGTCGGCGGTGGATCGGGCCATTGCCACGGGGCAAACCCTAGAGCAGTTCCGGCAAGAGTTTGACAGCATTGTGGAGCGCACGGGCTGGACGTTCCGGGGCGGCAGCGCATGGCGGGCCAACGTGATTTGGGACACCAACCTGCGAACCAGCTACGCCGCTGGCCGCTACGAGCAGATGCAGCAAGTGACCACCAGCCGCCCCTACTGGCAATGGCGACACGGCGGCAGCGCCCACCCCCGCCCCCAACACCTGGCGCTGGATGGCAAAGTGTTTCGCCACGATGACCCGTTTTGGAGCAGCTTCGGTAGCCCGCCCCAGGGCTACGGTTGTCGGTGCAGCGTGTTCACCCTCAGCGACCGAGACCTGGAGCGGCGGGGCTTGGCCGCAGAGCCAGGGCCACAACTGGGCGACCGCTTGCCCATCCCCGATCTGCCAGGGCAAACCACAGCGATGAACCCACCGGCAGGCTGGGGCCACCTGCACGGCAGCAGCGGCCCCCAGCACCGTGCCCAGTTGTTGGATGCGGTGACCCGCAGGCTAGACCCGGCATTGGCGGCGCAGGTGAGGCGAGAGGCAGCGGCGTTTGAGGCAAGGCGGCAGAGGTTATCCCAGGATGAGCGCCAAGCCTCCCTCTTGACCCGTCTGCGAGAACAGGGAGAGAACTTCACTGAAGCCGCCGTGAGGTGGGTTGATGAGATGCCCGATGGCAAATTGATTTGGCTAGAGGATGGTGGTGCCGGGAGCGGCTGGACGCACATTCAATCCAAAGCTTCTGATTTTGAGGGGCGAGGCGTAAACCCTGAACGCCTAGAATCTTTGATTCGTGAATCTTTGGTGAGAGGCAGGCCGATTGGCCCCCAAAGCCCCAAGGGAGATCGGATAATTTATGAAGTAGAGTTTGACGGCCAGGTTCAGTATGTTGGCATCACCGTTGGCTCTAATGGTTTTGTCGTTGGTGCCAACCCAGGCGATGCCAGGGTTATCAGGAGGCTATTAGGTGACAACTCTTAAGCTGCACGCAGACTACTACACTGAACCGCTCTGGAATGTTGAGGCGGCTGACTACGCCTCCCCAGCTGAGCTGGGGTTGTCGGCCCAAACCGAGGCTGACCTGAAGGACTGGCAGGAGGAATACGATAGCCTGCTTGACCTGGATAACCCTAGGGATGTGGCCGCCCCCGCCCCCGCCGTTAACGACAGAGGGCAGCAGATTGCTAGCCAGATTCAATCTGAGGTCGGCGATCGCTATCAAGTGCAATACGTTCCTCGGTGATACATGGAATTTACAGACGACGACATCGGCTATTGTGTCGAAGACGCTGATGCCCTGAAGCGCCTAGAAGCCTACAAAGAACGCCGACGCGCCGAGAAGAAAGCCGAGCGCGAAGCCGCCCAAGCTGCCCAACAAGACCAGGCCAATGGCTAACATCACCGTCCGCATCGACGATGCCGAACTCCGCAAGGCCATCGACCGGGTGATAGACCACATGGCCGACCTCACCCCCGCCATGCAAGAGATTGGCGACTACATGATCACGGCCACCCGCAGCAGGTTCGACACCGAGACCGCCCCAGACGGCAGCAAGTGGGCTGCGCTCTCCCCCCGCTATGCCGCCCGCAAGGCCCGGATGAGGAGTGTTGTAGACGGTGGCAAAAGAATCCTCGCCAAACGCGGCACCCTGCGCGACACCATCCGCTACAAGGCCAGCCGCAGCGATGTGGTGATTGGCAGCAACGAGGTCTATGCCGCCATCCATCAGCTAGGGGGCCAAGCAGGCCGAGGCCGCAAGGCCACCATCCCCGCCCGCCCCTTCCTGGGCATTAGCCCCCAAGACCAGGAAGAGATCCTGCGGATCTTGGGCGACTACATCACCTAGCGCTCAGCCCGCTCAGAATGCCCTAGAACGAATTGGGGGCATCAGAGCACCTAAGACGGATTCGGCTAGGCTAGAGGGATAGCGGATCGCTGATCCAGAGGACGACCGTGAACAGCACCGATCTCTCCCAACGCATTGATAGGGTCTTGGCAGAATTTCAGATCCCCCCTGCTCAACGGACTAGCCTTCGCCTAGCGCTGATTCGCGAGGTAGCCCAAGCCCAGATCGAAGGCTGGATGCAGGTGGCCAGCACCCCTGACCTAGCCACTCTATCTATCCGCGACCTGAAGGATAGGGCGAAGGCGGCGAAGCTCCCCGGCTACTCAACCATGACCAAGGCCGAGCTGGTGGCGGCGTTGGCTAGCGCTTCAGTTGGTAGCCCTTCCGATTCAGCGACTCGATAGGCAGACCACCCGCCTGCAAGGCCCGGAGGATTTGCCGCACGGTTTCCGCGCCAATCAATCGCCCGGTGCGGTGGCTCACCTGGTCGGCCACCGCCTGGGCCACCATCGGCCCCGTGGCAGCGGCCAGCACATCGTAGCAATGCCGAGCCGTGAGCATGACCCCAGACAGCACCACCACCGGAGCGCTGGGGAGTTCTGTTGCTGCGGCCTGGACGGCCTCTAAACTTTTTTTATCCATGGTGGTTGACTTAATCCCTACAAAGGGATTATAACTATATCAACGGGGCACACACCACACCGCCCCACACCACAGAGCCGCACCCCAGCGGGATACCAAATCGGGTGACGGGCCGGAAGAGCAGCGGCCAGGACAAAACAAACCCCAACCTCTACAAGGCAGGATCGGCAAATAGGCCGCCGCTAACTGCCAATCACCTGAGACCTCACATCCCCTAGGAGGTAAAAAATTTGGGGCGCTTTGGTCGCGGGGCCGAGTTGAGCGACATCAATACAGAGCCCCACATTGACCACCCAACCTCTACACGGGACACCACCATGCAGTCTTCTTCCTATTTCAACCTCCTGACCATCACCGCCCACAGCGCCGCCGACACCGCTGCCATCTGCTACCGCAAGGCCCGCCGCGACTGCTGGCGCATCCATGCCCTGGTCACCCATCCTCGTACCGTGCAAGCGGTCAAGGTGGCCGTCTGGTCGTTGTACGTCGGGGCCGTCGTCGCCTTCGCCCTGGGGCAAACCGCCCGGATCATCATTCAGTCCTGGGTGGATGCCCAGGTGGAGACCTGCCTGGAGCGGCCCATCGCTGAGGCTCCCGCTGCCGAACCCGCAGACCCCTTTGGCACTGAGGCCAACCCCCACTACCCCGCCACCATCACCTGCACCTACGCAGGGCTGACGGTGCCCCAACTGCGCACCCTGGGCCAGCAAGCCAAGGTGCCCGGTGCCCGCGCCGCCCGCAAGGCGCAACTGCTAGCCGCCCTACCCACCGACCGGGAGGTGCTGATGGCCCTAGCGGCCTAGCCCCTGGCGAAGGCAAGCCTACCCGAATGAGTAGGCTTGCACCGCCTCAACCGTCGCCAGAGCACGGACAGCATCGACATGGCCGACCATCTCAGTGAACAACCCTTCCTTGTGCTGAAACACCGCAGTGGCGAAAGCCACAAACTCAGCACTGGTAAAGGACACCATCTCGTTATCCATCGTGCGCCAGGGAGAAGGAGCAGGCAGAAGGCCCGTCTGAACCACCAACAAAGACGCCGTTAGGTCAGCGACAGCAGCCTTGTCAGATTGATAAACATGGCCCTGGTATTCAAAGGACAGGCGGGAGTAGTGCTGTTTAATTTCGGCCACCTTGGCCCCTATAGCTTCCTCCAGTGTGGGCACGGGGTTTCGCTCAGCGACCCACTCTGCCACAAACTCAGGTGTCCATAGCTCTGCCGCCGCTATCTGCACTTCTGTAGGCGCGTCATTGGGCAAGGGCTGGTGCGGATAGAAAGACCGAATGTGATTGTTTTCGGATCGGTGGAAAATTACGCCATTGTGAATAGTGATCATGGCTAGGCCACCTCATACAGTGCACTGAATCGGATGAAATTCGCCCAGGCAGCGGGATTTAAATCCGCTGCGGCAACTGTATTTGCCGTCCCATCTTTGTACAAAATAATAGCAGATCCGGAAACAATCCCCGTGACGTTGGATAGGCCACCCGCCCAACTCATGAAATGCCCTACCCCAACCGCCCCATTGGGTACTACACCCGCGGCAAACGGGAGCGAGATTAGTACACTGCCCTGGGGGCTTGATATCGAAGCTGATCGCAACACGCCCGATGCAAAAGCCAGCTTGCCGATCCTCATCCATAGGCCCATTGCAATGTTTGGAGTGACACTCCCGCTCGTTGTCAAGATGTAGGCAGGAGTCCAAGTGCTTTGCTGCACCGTGATTCCGCTAGAGTCTGCCAGGGTCAAAAACGCACGCCCAAAAGGCGTCGTGGCGAGGGTGGCGATGTCAGTCAAGTCGCTGTCTAGGGATTGCCCACCAAGATCAGCGAGGGTAGGTCTAGGCAGAAACAGAGGCATTACAGCACCTCCGTGATTTGAGCCGTCCCCGTGGGCGAACCCGACCAAATCCCTTGCACCGCCAGCACCGCCCAGCCCACCGGAGCCTCATAGAATCCACCAGGGGAAACCCGCACCGAAAAGCTCGTCGTGGTAGCCGCCGTGGTTCCATAGGCCAGATGCAGATCGGTGCTGCCATTATTAAAAATCGCGAGGCCCACCCGGCCAGCATTAGCGGCAACGAGGGCCACGCTGCTGGCGCTGGCATTCACTGCCGTGCGGCTGACGGTGCTGGGCTGGAACCGGGCTTCCAGAATATCGAGAATGCGGTCGGGGCTAGATTTGATGCTCATGGGCCGGGGTGGCTCCTTGGGGTCAGCCTCCATTGTGGGGCGGGGTTGGGGCATTGGGCAGGTGGCAGGGCTGCCGCCTGCCCATGGGCGGGCCGGGTGGCGATACTGGGCGCAGTGGTTTTTCTGTGCGCCCTATGCCCCGTTTGCCCCTTGCCCGACCGGGCAGCTTTACCGACCAGAACGGCACCTCGGTTGTGTTTTCGGAGGCCGACCTGGTGGCCAGTGCCGCCGCCTACGACCCTGCCAAGCACGAAGCGCCTGTGGTCATTGGCCATCCCAAAGACACCGCCCCGGCCTATGGCTGGGTGCAGGCGTTGGAGTTTGGCGAGGGGGGCTTGGTGGCCACCGCCCATAACACCGTGGCCGAATTTGCCGAGTTGGTGAGTGGCCCCTTCAAGAAACGCAGCGCCCGATTTTATACCCCCACCTCTCCCCGCAACCCTGTCCCTGGCGTTTACTACCTCAGGGACGTTGGGCTGTTGGGTGCTCAGCCTCCGGCGATTAAGGGGCTGGCCGATGTGAGCTTTGCCGAAGAAGAGAGCGACGTGGTGGAGGTGGCCTTTGCTGAGGATGCCCCCACTGCCGAGCCGCCCTCACCCCCTAGCCCCCTAGCCCAGGAAGGAGAGGGGGGACAAGAGTTTGACCCTGACGACACCCCTACCCAGGTAGACCCTATGCCCACTGCTGAAGAGATTGCTGCCCGTGAAGCGGCCCTGGCTGAACGCGAGGCCAAGCTAGCCGCCAAGGAAGCGGAGCTAACCAAGGCCGAGCACGTTGCCTTTGCCGAGAGCCTGAAGGAGAAACTGCACCCCAGTCAGAAGGACACCGTGGTTTCGCTCCTCTGCCACCTCGACCCTGGCCACCCGACCGAGGTGGAATTTGCCGAAGGCGAGACCCCTTTAGAGCGGTTTAAGGGGCTGTTAAACGGCCTTCCAAAGCTGGTGGAATTTGGTGAGGTGGCCAAGCCCAGCGACACCGTGGACTTTGCCGAGAACCCCATTGCCCTAGCCGAAGCGGCCCGCACCTACCAGGCTGAGCAAGCCGCCAAGGGCATCACCATCGGAGCCGCCGAAGCGGTAGCCAAGGTCGCCAAAAAATAACGGCCCTCACCCCTGGCCTTGGAACCTCACCCCCTAGCCCCCTCTCCTTCCTAGGAGAGGGGGGACAGGAGAAGACCTGACCCCTGACCTCTAACCCCTGATTCCCTATGCGTACTGACGGACTGGTAAAAGCGTTTAATGCTGGCGGGGCCATCCCTGCCCGGATCATTGTGAAACCCCACAGCACCGCTGGCGAGGTGGTGGCCGGAGCCGCTGCCACAGACAAGCTGATTGGCATCTCTAGTGAGGTGGCCGCTGCCAGTGGCGACCGGGTGGATGTGTTTGTCTCTGGCATCGCCGAGGTGATCTACGGCGGCAACGTGAGCGCGGGTGACTTGGTGACGGCTAATGGCAGTGGCTATGCTGTGGCCGCTGCGCCTGCCGCTGGCGTGAACAACCGCATCGTTGGCACAGCCCTGGTTGCTGGGGTATCCGGCGACATTGGCGCGGTGCTGATTGGCCCTGGCTCTGTGCAAGGTGCCTAGCCCTGATTGATGGTGGGCGGTGCCCACCCTACGCCTGACCCACCCTTAACCCCTGAACGCCATGACTGCGAACTACCCGTTTCCGACTAACAACGAATACACGGCGGTGGCGATTGCCCACCGCAACCCGGTGCTGATTGGGGCGGAGGTGCTACCCATCACCCCGGTCTCCAAAAAGTTCACCTACATCAAGCACACCAAGGAAGAAGGATTCACCGCGCCCGATGACAAGGTGGGCCGCAAGAGCCGTCCTAACCAGCTCAGCTTCACCGGGACGGAAGTGACCGACAGCACCGAGGACTACGCCTACGATGACCCCATCCCCCAGGACGACCTGGAGGCCAACAACATCCCCGGCTATGACGTGGTGGGCAAGAGTACCGAGTTCCTGTCTAACCTGCTAACGCTGCGACATGAGATCCGGGTGG